CAAGAAATGGTGCAGGTTATACAGAAGGTCTTGTAATTCCACAGATGATTTTATCACAGCGTGCTGATGTATTATCAAGTAACACTGATAAATTTATTAAAACTTCACAAGATTCACAATTGCATGTTGCAAATACTGAACTTATTTTAGGAAAACTTGGTGTACAGGTTTATAATGACTTAGTTGGTAACTTTGATATTCCTTCAATGGCTGAATTAACAGCAGCATTTGTTGCAGAAGATGCAACATCTACAGTAGTTACAGTTACTGATGCAAAAGCAACCCTTACCCCAAGATTTATTGCAGCAAATCAGATTTTTTCAAGACAACTATTGAATCAAACATCTGTTGAACTACAGAATCAGATTTTAAATCAATTCTTATTTGCTGTAGAAAAAGGTATTGAACAAGAAGCATTTAACCAGATGTCTGGTTTAACTACTTCAAATGCTGCATATACTGGTGCAACATGGGCAAACCTTTTAGCATTACAGAGTTATGTACCTTATTCAAATGCAATTGTAACCAGTAGAACTGCAATGGCTACTTTGAAAGCTGCACAAAAAGCAACTGGAAGTGGAAATGGTTTTATTTGGAGTGATGGCACTATTGATGGTATACCTACATATTCTTCAAGTTTAGTTAGTGCTAAACACATCTACACAGGAAACTTTAAAGAAGTGGTAGTAGGAAATTGGGGTGGTTTAATCGTGTTGCAAGATGCAATAACTTCAAAATCAAAAGGTAAAATTGAATACCAAGTTGCAAAAATGGCAGACGTGAAAATCGCAAATACTGCAAGTTTTGCTAAAATGGTATTAGCATAATATTGCTTCTTCATTTTTTAGATTTTTAAAAGCATGTGATTTTACTATCACGTGCTTTTTTATTTATTACTGTCTTTATTACTATAAAGTATATCACATGAAAGTAACAAAATCCAAAAATTTTAACAACATTGGTTTAACAGAAGTTAAACAACACTTAAGAATTCAAAATGATTTTATTGATGATGATAATTACCTGAATTTATTAATCAAAACTGCAACACGAATTGCAGAAGATTATTTAAATAATGATATAGCCAGCACAACTACAACAATAATTGATTATGATATTCAAAATAGTGAATATGTTATTAATACAGATAATTGTGAAATACTTGGTGTTACTGGTGATACAGCAATAACAGGTTATACATTATTTAATTTCTTTAATTATTCTACAATAGTATTTCCAAGTTTTATTAATGTAAAAAACCTTAAAGTTGTTTATACAGGTGGTTATACTTCAACAACATTACCAGACCAAATCAAGTTTGCAATACTGGTTAAAATAGCAGAACTCTACGATTTTGATAGAGGAAACTATATTAACAATTCATTGAAATATACCAGAACTTTTGAAAATCTATTAGACCCCTATAAAATCTTATTCTAATGGATGCAGCAAGACTTAATGAAAAAATAGTGATTAAATCACAAACATTCACCAATAGTTTTGGTGATATGGTTGCAAGTGAAAACGTATTAACTACAACAATGGCTACAAGAAGTGCAAAAACCATTAGTACAGAAGATGGTGTAATTGCAGAAGTTGTTAATTTTTACTTAAGGTATTTTGCTGGAATAGATTATAACAGTATTATTTACTGGAAAGATATTAAACACAAAATAGTTAGTATAAATGTAGTTGGAAGAAATGAAGCAATAAGTATTAACACGATAAGGATTGAAAACCAATAATGGAAGATATAAAATTCACACTTGAAGGTGCACAAGAAGCAGAACAAATATTAAATTCCTTAAATGCAAGGGATAAGAATAGAGTGTATTTGAATATTAATAGACAAGCAGGTAACATAGTTAGACAAAAATTGCGTGCATTAGCACCTTCACAGAGTATTAAAAAGAATGTAGTGGTGCAAAAAGGTAGAGAACATAGCACGCAAATAGTAGTTGCATTTAGCAAAAAAGCATTTTATGTAAGATTTCTTGAAGGTGGTACAGAAGTTCGAACAATACGTGGTGGTAAAAAAGGTAAAAAGAAAGTATATAAAGAGCAAGCAAACAGGGGAGCAATAACACCAAGACCTTTTGTAAAACAAGCACATGATAGTGCAGCAGTAGAAATACAATCAAGAATGGGTAAAGATTATTTAGAATTTCTAAATAATGCATTAAAAAAAGAAATAAAAAAAGTGGGTAAAAAATTATTAAGATAATGGATTTACAAAAAATAATATATTCTGCAATTACTTCAAGTACTGGTTGCACTCAATATACAGGTACAAGGGTTTACCATAAACATCTTCCAACAGATTTTAAAATAAATAATATAACTACTGTCTTTATTATTAATAAAAGTCTTTCAGAAGGAAGTTTTGATGATAGTAATGAAATTGAATACTTGAATGTTGATATTAAGTTAAATTATACCAATTCATCTATTTTATACGATTATCAAGAAGAAATTAAAAAGGCAATTTTTGCAATAACTGATAGTAAAATAAAATATATCGAATATAACAACAGTGATTTAATCTGGAATCCAAATTATGATTTCTATAATTTAAATACTGGTTTTACTATTCAATATGAAAAATAAATTTAAAATAAATAATAAATAAAATGGCAGTAAAATATTTTCAAAATGGCTTTTTATCACTTAGTGGAAAAGCAATATTAAAATTAACAGATATAAGTTTAGACCTACAGGTAGATAGTGATGAATTATCAAGTTTTGATAATTTCCCTTGGAAAGAATATGCATCTACTGGTATGGGATGGACTGCAAGTGCATCTGGTATTATGACAGATGATGCAACAGAACTTAGTAAATGGAGTACAGAAGTTGGTAATATTACAGGTGCAACCAATGGTTTTTTACTTTTGGAAAGCGTAAAATCTGGATTAGAATTTAACTTTATCATTAAAATTGATTCAACAAATTACCAAACTGGTAATTGTATCTTAAATTCTATTAGTGTAAGTGGTGCATTAGGTACTAAAATGACTTATTCACTTAGTATTACAGGTAGTGGTGCATTGACTAAAAGTGTATCTTAATTAAATTTTAAGGGTGTGCAGGTCTATAAAATGTTGTGTTTTATCGTGACCTGCACACTTATGTTATAAATAAAACTCAACAACATGAATTATATAAAATACAACAAAAACAACAAAGAAGTATTATTACCTATCGTGGTAAACTTTGCAGCATTACGCAAATTTCAAACCCAAACAAAAGTACAGTATAATGATATTGAAGCAATTATTGCAGATTTAGATTTATTGGAAAATATGTTTTGGTACAGTCTTGAAAGTGGTGCAAAAGCAAGTGGTGAACAATTGAAAATTAATCGTGAAGAATGTGAAGACGTATTAAACGAATGTTTTGGTGACTTCATTAAAATCTTTATGGAAGACGTGGTGAAAATATTCACACCTGCACAATCACCTGCACCAGAAGTTGCAAAAAAAAAGTAAATATTGATTTTGAAGATATTGGTAATCTTCAAGCATTAAGTATTGTAACACTTGGTATATGTTATGGTGATTTTTATCACCTAACACCTGTACAATTATCATATATGTTTTACTTCAAGCAAATGCAAGTAGAAGAACAATTAATATTTACGATGTCGCAAACCAGATTGAATAATTTTTATACAATAGTTGCACAACAGGGTACTAAAAATATTAGCAGTCCAGAAAAACTATATAGTTTACCACATGAAAAACAAGATAATACAGATGAAGAATTTTTATTATCACCAATAAGTGAAGAAGAATTACAGATGTTAAGCAAATTTTAATGATTATGGGGTGGTAGTATTACCACCCTTTTTTTATATCACTTTACTGTCTTTATTACTATAATATATATCAATGGCAAAGATTACAACAGATTTATTATTTAGTATACAAGCTAATACAGCCAGTCTTAAGCAACAACTTGATAAAGCTAATAACAATATAAAGGGATTTCAAAAACAAGTAAATGGTGTTGGAAATGCAATTAAAGGTGCATTTGCAGCAGGTGCAATTATGGCTGCTGGTCAAAAACTCATTGAATTTGGTAAAGAAGCAAGTATACTTGCAGCAAAAGCAGAAGGTATTAAATCAGCATTTGATAGATTAAACCAGCCAGATTTACTTAATGAAATGCGTGATGCAGTAAAAGGTACAGTATCAGATGTTGACCTAATGGCAGCAGCAGTTAAAGCAAATGAATTTGGAATACCTGTCGAAAAAATGGCTACTATGATGCAGTTTGCAGCAGTACAAGCAAATAAACTTGGTGAAAGTACTGATTACATGGTAGACAGTATTGTAACAGGTCTTGCACGTGGTAGTGTTCAAATCTTAGATAACTTAGGTCTTAGTGCAAAACAACTTAATGCAGAAGCAAAAATAACTGGTGATGTTACAAGTGCTGCATTTAATCTTATGGCTACCAAGTTAGAAGAAAATGGTGGTTTACTTGATAACACAGCAACAAAGCAAGCACAATGGACTGCAACAGTCCAAAATACTAAAGTAGCATTTGGTGACCTTGTAAATAAAGGTGTTAATGCAGTTACACCAGTACTATATGATGTATTTGCAGCAGTAAAAACAGGATTTGTTAAAGCAAAAGCATATATAATTGACTTCATCAATGGATGGATAGCATTATATAATGAAAGCATGGAATTCAGAATAGTAATAGAATACATTGCATTTGGATTTAAACAACTATTTGCAGGTATTAAACTTGGTTTATCATTAATAGTCGACAACATTAAACATAGTGCCAAAATCATTGGATATGTATTAAATCCAAAGAATTGGGGTGAAGGTTTTACAGAAGGTTTTGCAGAATTATATGGTAATGCTATTGGTGAAATGAAAGATGATGTAGTGGAGTTTGGAAAAACTACATATGAAAATTTTAAGAAAGGTTTTGAAAACGTTAAAAAAGGAAATATAGAATTAATTAGTACAGAAGATGCGATTGAAGCAGGTGTAAATGCAAGTGCAGGTGTTAAAAAGGGATTGGAAAAAGGTTTAAAAGATAAAACACCAGTAGTACCAATTGCTATAGATGAAACAAAATTCAAAAAAGATTTTGCAGATTTTGCAAATACAGATGAATTTGATTTTAATATTTCACCAGAACTTGATGATGTAGGAAAAATGGAATTTGTTGGTGATACAATTGCATATTGGAATCAAGAACTACAGAAGTATAATAATCACTTAGACAATACAGTAATTGGTAGTGAAGATTATGTAAATACATTAGGTAAAATAGATGAAATTCAAAAACGTATAAATGGTAATCAAGTAACATATATAGATAAAGTTAATGCAACAGCAGATGTATTTGGTAATTTAAACAATTTAGCAACAGCATATGGTGATTTAATGATAGGTGTGTTTGGTGAAGAATATCGTAAAGACATTGAAGAAATCACAAATGCAATATCTGGTTTTATGAACATCTTAACAAGTGTTACCACAATTTTACAAACAGTTAATGCACTGCAAGAAGCAATGAATTTATTAAGTACCAAACATGCAGCAGCAAAACTTGCAGAAGCAGGTGCAATTGGTGTTGAAACAACAGCAACAGCAACAAGTACTGGTGTTAAGACAGCAGAAGCAGGTGCAACAATGATTCAAACAGCAGCAGAAGGTGGTAAAAGTGTTGCTAAAATTCCATTTGTTGGTGCAATTCTGGCTGTAGCAGCAATTGGTGCTATTATAGCAGCATTTGTAATTGGTAAGAAAAAACTTGGTAAAAAAGCACTTGGTGGTACTGCTGGTGGTCGAACACTTGTTGGTGAGGAAGGTATGGAATTACTTGATTTACCAAGTGGTAGCAGGGTACATAGTGCAGGCAGAACAACGCAATTATTAAGTAATGGTGGTGGTATGCAAGTAGTTGTACTTGATACAAGAATTAGTAGTGGTGACATCTGGTTAACACAAAGAGATTATAATAAACGAATTGGAAATAATAGATAAACATGGCATATACATTAAAATACTTTATCAAATACAAAACATTTGGTGGTGATGAATTTACCATCAATATCAATAAGAAAGATTATGTTGGTAGTGCAGCAGAAATACTTAAACATAAAAGCAATTTAAGTATTAGTTATAATGGCGATGACCAAGACGATTATGTTGCAGGTAGTGAACTAAAATTTAGTTTTTATAATAATGGTAATGATTATAGTGATATTTTAGAAAGCCAATATAAAGACTTCCAAGTAGACGTACTTAAAAATGGTGTGCTATATTGGAAAGGTTTACTAAATCCAGAAAATCTAAATATGTCTATTATTGATGAAAAGTATTTTATTAATATTAGTGCAAAAGACAGTTTAAATGATTTAAAAAATATTACATATCCAGCAATTGAAGATACACAAGCACGAATGCCAGTACTTCAAGTTATTCAAAATTGCTTGGATGAATTAGAATTTGTATTACCAATAAGTGTTCAAATTAATACGTATGAAAGTCAGTTAATGACAAGTACTGAACAAGCATTGGAAAAAAGTACTATTCTATTAAGTAGATTAACAGATGTTAAAGATAATGAAGTAACATATAGAGATTGTTACAGCATTATTGAAGAATTATTGATAAATTTTGATGCAAGACTTATACAACATAATGGAACTTATGTTATTACCAACAAGCACGAAATAAATAGTTATACACATAATTATGCATACAACAGTACAACACGATTAAGTAGAACTACCAAGAATTTATTAAAAGATATTACTTCAAATAAGTTCTTGGATAGTGGTAACCTAAGTAAAGAAATTCCAGTAAATCGTTATAAATTAATATTTCAAAATAAAAACCTTGGTGAAAACCTTATTGATTACACACCAGCAAATTGGAGTACACCAACAATACAAGGTTTTACACCACAAATTGGTGCTAATACTTTAAGTTACATATTTGATAGTACACAAGTAGATAATTTAATAAGTCCATACTTTGAAAGTAAAGTAATTAATGTTGATAGAATCACAGAAACAGATTTTATTAATGTAAGTTTTGATTATGCATTTGTTATTGGTAACATATTTGCAGTTATACCATATACTGGTACTACTATTGCTGTATCTGTACTTGAACCAAGAAGTAGAAGATGGATTGAAATTAAAAGCGAACCAGCAAACCTTACAGCAAACATTATATTTAATGCATTCACTAAACAAAATTTTAGCGTAAATATTCCAATACGTGCAAGTGGTGACCACAAGTTTAGAATATATATCAAGAACTTCAAGAAATTCGATGTTTATAATAACACATTTGTATTGGGTGGTATTAATGCCAGCATATTTTATAATGCAGATAGTGGTGCAACATCTGGTCAAATAACTACATGGGATACACTATTTCAAGGTTTAAATACTGGTTGCAGTACTAATAAGACAATCGAAAAAAATACAATATTTGGTGATGGTAGACAAAGTAGGGATGTAGGTAATTTAATGATTGGAAGTAGTTTAACATCTAAATGGAGACGTTATGGTAAAACTGATGATTTAAATATTCAATTTATTAAAATCAAAAACTATTTAAATAATTACCAAAAGTTCAAAGATAGAATCAAGATTAAATTTAAAACCAGTGAAGAAATAGGTTTTAATGATTTAATTCAAATAGGTGATAAAGTATATTACTTTATTAGTTATGATTATGATATTGTTTATAATACAATTGATGGTGAATTAATTGAATTGCTTGTAGATGATGTAAGTATTGCAACAAATAAAACATTAAAAACTACTGTAGATGGTCAAACTACAGTAAGTAATACCAATATACCATTGCAGAATAATAATACTGTTAGTGATGATTTTGCATATTCTGGTGTTAGTGCTACACTATTAAATGCTAAACAAGACACAATTACAGGTGCTGCAACAACAATTACAAGTACTAATCTTACTGCAAATCGTGCACTTGTAAGTGATGGTAGTGGTAAAGTAGCAGTAAGTTCAAATGTAAGTAGTACTGAATTAAACTATGTAGGTGGTGTAACATCTGCTATACAAACTCAAATTAATACAAAAGCAAATTGTGCAAATCCAAATTTTACTGGTACTGTTACACTACCAAGTACAACAAATATTGGAAATGTAAGTAGTACTGAATTAAGTTATTTGGATGGTGTTACATCTGCAATTCAAAGCCAGTTAGATAGTAAAGCATTATTTTCAAGTCGAACTAATGCAGTAGATATTGATTATAATGCACTAACTTATAATAAAGGTCAACATCTATTTATTGAACCAATTCACAAACCTAATTACACTGGACAACAAAATAGTCCTATTGGTGAAAGTTATGGTGGTTTAATTACTTTCAATGGTCAAAATATGTTTCCATTGCAAATTGCATATAGCAATGATAATGATTTTTATATAAGAAGTACTTATACTGTACCAGACCCATATACTATTAACAAATCTTGGACACAATTAGCACCAACAGAATCACCAGTATTTACAGGTGTTGTTACCACAAATAGAACATCTGGTTTACCAAGTATAAAAGCTGGTGGTGGTAGTGGTGAAATGGTGATAGATAGTGCATCAAATGCTGATGGTGTATATTTAAATAATTATACAAGTGGTAATGTTTATTTGGCAAGTGGTGGTGGTAAGGTTGGTATTGGAACAACTGCACCAACAGCACAACTTCAAGTAGCAGGTGGTATTGAAGCAAGAAGTGCAAATTTAAGTTATGGTTATGTTGGAATAACAGCAGCAGGTGCAAGTAATGCTGGGTATATTGATTGGTATAAAGGTGCTGCAACACCATTAAGAATGGCATATATGGGTTGGGATAATACTAATTTAAATCTAAATCTTGAAAACAATGCAAATTTTTGGGTAACAGGTGGTAATGTAGTAATAGGTAATGGTGCATATGGTAATGCACATTTTAATACATATAATAGTGGTGGTAATGGAAATGGTATACCAATTGCAAGATTTTCAAAAGGTGCTACACCTACACCTGATATACAATATGATACAGTAGTAATTGAAACTGATGATGTTGCTACATTAAGAATGAAAGAAAGTGATGGTAGTGAAGGTGGTATAAGTATAGGTGATGGTTATACAACTATAAGTAGTAATAAACCAATAAGAATTTTTACTAATGGTACAAATGGTGGTTTATTATATAGTGGTATGGCTGGTACACAGGCAATGATAATTGATAATGCACAAAATGTTTGCATTAATAACACATTAGTTACTGATAAAATTACTAATTCAGGTGTTTTTGAAGCAGGTTTTTTAACTGGATGTGGTTTTTGCCTTGGTGCTTGTGGTGGTGATTATTCAATGGAACTCGACAACTTAACGGTAAGAAACACACTACAAGTTAACATCTTGGAGAAACTTAAAACAAGGTCTTCAAATGGTAACCTTGTAATTACTAACAGTACAACTGCTTATTCTGGTCTTACTTTAGCAACTACAGGTACTTTTGCAGGTACTTATTATTTCGCAGCTAAAGAAGATATTGCATTTGTTGGTGGTGATATTATTATGGCACAAAGTATGGCATTTAATAATGTTTACAGCTACAAGTATAATGTTGTTGGAATTGAAAATGATAAAGTTTTTGTTGGTACACAGCGAGATAGTGGAAATAGTTATAAATATAGTACAATAAATGCAGGTGGTTATGTAACAGCAACTAATACTGGTGGTGGTTATAATATCACAATGAATTACCCATCTACAACTTCAATTACAACTGAAACCATAAGTGCAGTAGCTGGTAAGGTAATATTAACACTTGATTATAATACGCTTGTAACAGCAGGTAGTGGTGTAACTATTGAATTAATAAAATCACCTTCAACAGTTAAAGCCAGTACATCAACCCTAACTGCTGCACAAATACAGACGCTAAATAATAAAATTAGTTTAGATTTAGACGAAAATACAAATGTGTTATTCAGAATTAGTAACAGTGCAGTATCAACATTAACTGCAACTAATTTAAAAATACATATACTGAATGAAAGCAGTACACCTAATGTTAGTGGTGCAACATTTGTTAAGGTTGCAAATGTTAGTGAAGGTGCTGGAATTATATATTTATCACCAGACGATAATAAACCAAAAATTCAAATTTTTGCTGGTTTAAATACTTGTCAGGGTATGCAAAGTGCTTGTGAAAATACACGTTTAGGTGATTTAAATGGAATAGGTGAATTAAGTGGATATGGTTTATATAGTAATAATGCTTACCTAACTGGAAATATCAATGCACTTAGTGGGAGCATTGGGGTGTGGGATATTGGAGCAAGTGATTTAAGCAATACTTATATAACACTTGCAGATACCAGTATAAAAATAAAAGACAGTGCATTAAATGAAAAAGTAAGTATAACAAATGCAAGTTTATCAAGTGTTGCTGCATTAGTTGGTGCATCATCATTAACTTATAGTAATGCTGCACAAACAATAGTGAATTTAACTACTAATAGTGAAACTACTTGTACACTATACTATTTACAAACAACAGCAGCAAATAATACTGCAATAAGTCCATATACAAGTACATGTCCAACAAAGAATTTAACACTTACAAGTGCAAAAAACTATGTTGTAAATGCGAGTATAGCACTATGTGGTGTTTATGCTTTGACAGCAGATGATAATACATGTGCAGGTGATTGTGTGACTAACACCTATACACTAAGTGGTACATATGGAGTTAGTGGAAATACAACAATTTATGATTGCACAAATACTGCATTATATACCAGAAATTGGTGTTGTGGTGGTCTTGCAGCAGGTGTTAATAATGTAATCTGCACTATACCAGCAACTACAGTATATGTTGCACAACCAGCAATTTATGAAAAAACTGTTTACAGCATAACTAATAATGTTGGTCAAACAAAATGCACAAAGTGTTATACATACGATGGTATTCGTTATACTCAATGTAATGCATTTAGTACGTTTCAAAATCTTACCAATTGTTTAAGTATTAAGCAGAATTACTTAAGTATTGTTGGTTCTGTAGGACAAACACAAATAAGTTCTTGTGGTATTCAGTCAGTATTTGGTACTACAAATTATTTCAGATATGACCCAACTAACTGTACAACAACAAGTTATGGTTGTGCAGTTCATTGTGGAACTTGCACCAACATTTTAACAACTTCAAATCAAATTAATAGTGGTACAGCAGCAAGTACAGCAATTAATATTTGTAATAATAACGCTGGTAATTATCCTACAATAACTGGAACTTATGGTAGTACTACAGTAACTACACCTGTATTAAGTCTTCGACATGGTAGTAATGTAACCACTGCTATTTGCATGGTGCAATTCAGTAGAGGATTTAGCACACTCGCTGGTGGAATCATTTCTACGAATGGCACACCAGCATTCCAAAATGCCAGTGATTGCAGGTTAAAATGTAATATTCAAGATGCAGATTTTGATGCATTAAATATAATAAATAATATACCTGTAAGAAGTTACCAGTGGTGTAGTGATGGTACTTGTGTGCCAGCAGGATGGATTGCACAAGAAATACAACCAATTTACCCTGCTGTAGTAAATTATAACCCAACAGATGATAGTTATGGCATAAGTCCACAATTCTTTGATGTGGTTTATTTTAAGGCAATACAAGAACTAAGTGGAAAAATAGATTTACAACAAGAATTAATAAATAACTTAATGACAGAAATTGAAATTTTAAAGAATAAATAACATGAAAAAAATATCATTTATATACCCTTCAGATTTGGGTAATTTACAACAAGATAGTAATGGCAATTATCTTGTACCTGCTGGTTTTGAAATATATAGAGTACCAACACAAGAAGAAATACGAGCAAGTAGAATTGCTGAAATACAGGTAATAATTAATGATTTTCAATTACAACCAGTACCAAGTGATGCAGAATTAATTGAAAT